AAATTTAAAAAAAAAAAATAACGTCCAAAAAAAAAGACGCCTAAATAAGGACGCCGTTTTTACAAAAAATTAAACAATTATCAGACAAGGTCTAACAAGCGTTTAAAACAAAGTTTTTAATTTTTCGTATTGTTTAATGTGATTTGCTTTAAGGGTTCCAATTTTAAGATCTTTAAATTTTGGGTTGTTTACAAATAAATCAATACCGGCTTGAATACCTTCAAACGGTGTTGTATATGAATTATATTTTTTGCCGCGTGCAATGCCAAAAAAATTATTTGCCTTAACTAATTTATCGTTGTTTTTTACAATGTCGTTGCTTATATGAATTAACGCTTCTGCATTAATAGGACTTTTTGCAGCAACGGCATCAAAATACATTTTGTATTTACTATAAAAAAAATTTTCTTTGGGATTAAGAGATTGCATTTTTTAAGGTATTTATGTTTTTTATTGGATCTACAACAACATTATCTAATCGTAAAGTAAAATGTAAATGCGGGCCTGTTGACAAACCAGTATTACCAACATAACCAATTAATTGACCTTGTTTAACTTTGGTACCTTTTGCAATGGGTGACTTAAATTGTAAATGTGCAAAACCAAATTTTGCGTAACCGCAATTTAAAACAATTTGATTGCCGCCGCGATCATTAAAATAATTATCGGTTATCGTTCCGGATAACGGCGCTAAAATTGGAGCGCCTAAAATATTAGCATTTTTAAAATTCAAATCAACGCCGTTGTGAAATTGACCACCGCCAAAACTTCGCCACCCAAACGGCGAACTTAATTTTAAATTACCCATTATTGGTAAACCAATTTTGTTGGCCTTATTTAATTTGTTGTATTCATTTTCGGTTACGGTATAACCTTTAAAACCTAATTTGTATAGAAGCAAAGTGATTAACATAGCGCCACCAATTAGGTATTTTTTTTCAACGTCCATAATATCACTATCAAAGTTATAAAAAAAAAAGGTATTGCCAGTTTAACTGACATTTTGTTTAATTGTGGATAACCGGTTTTTTGCGCAGCCGCCGCATAACCGCCTACCAATGTAGCGTTATCAATCCAATCTGATCCACTTTCAACTCGAATAATTGCTTTGCCAACTGCTACGATTTGTTCGGGCGTTGTCAATGGCGCGTTTCTTGCAATTTTTGTTAATTGGGAAACGGTGTTAATGTATTTTTCCGGATCATTGCGCGGATCTTTTGCCGGCGCATAAATAGGAAAAATTTTTTCTATTGTATTAAGGCCACGTTTTAAATAAGTATTAATAAAACTTATAAAACCGGCGCGCGTTCCGGAATATGGCGTATTAAAAATAACAAAACCCGTTGGATTAATCCTTACATAACCTTCCCATTTTTCTGCTTCCTTAATACTTTGAATAAGTGCAAACGGATTATTTGATAAGATAGGTAAAGTTTTATTCGCCATATTTGCAATTTCAATTTAAGCAAGTTTCAACATTTGTTGCAAACCCGTTGCAATTTGCGGCGCTGAAATAGTTATGCCGGCTGCTGAATTTTGCACAACGGCTAATTTATACGTTCCGGCCGGTAAAAAAATATCCTGACTTACCGTATTTACACTCATGGCCTGATTATTACCAGTAACAACTGTAATTTTTGCTATTACAACGGCGCTAAAAAACGCCTCAATACCTTCAATTTGTGTAATAGCGGGATCATAATCATCGTTACCGGCAACAATTGTTGATAAATATGTATCTGCTAATGATCCAACGCGTATAAATAAAAAATTTATTGTTGGATTGGTACTACTTGTAGCCAATTTTATAAAAGGTGTTATTCTATATAAACCTTCTGCAATTGCAGTTGATACAACCAAATCGGCTGCCAACAATGAACCGGCAGCATACGTACCGGTACTTAAAGTTGTTGCAACGGGACTATCAATATAAGCAACGGAACTATCGGGCGCGCTTGCCGGAAAACCGACCAATGATCCGTCAGCGTTTACTTTTAAAATTTCATATACCCCCGTTGGTGACGTACGGCCTACAATTGGAATACCGGCGTCGCATAATATTGCCGGCGATCCGGACGGACGGTTATTTGAATCTTGACTTATCATAATTCAGTTGAATATATTAAAACGGTTAATTCGGCGCTTGTTGTTGCGCACGAGGAAAATTGTGAAAAATTAATGCGCCATTGGGTTAAATCAATTGCATCCGGTTCGTACGTTTTTAATACCGAATTGGGTTGCAAAGGAAAATTATTTAACAAACAAACGCAATTACCGGTATTAATAAAAATGTAACCGATTGTTGTTTTGTCGCGAAATACAACCGTACCCGTATCTTTTGAATAGTACGTTATATTGGAATACTTAATTTTTCTCATTGTTTTTAGGTTTTTTTACTAATTTCCAAACCGTTATAATTGCAATAATGGCCTGAATTATTAATTGTCCAATTGATTGGACATTGTCCGCCGTTGGTAATTCAGTTAATCCCGTTGCAACAATTGCAGTTTCGCCAACCGCCGCAGTAAGTAAAGTGTTTATATGAGTGTTCATTTTGTTTATTTGGTTAATTGAATTGTATTCCGGTATCATTTTAATTTATAAAAATCTTTAACGCGTTGTATAATTAAATCAGTATAATCCGGATTATCTTTAAACGTAAATTCGTTTAAATGTGCTTTAAACATACTTTCCCAATCTTTTTTAATATCGTCTAAAACAAAAGTTTCACCCAAAAAATTAATCATAACTTGGTAAAAATGATCTTTTTTTACAAAACTACATAATACCGTTGAAAACTGCTCTTTTAATACGTCACGATCGACCGTTTTGCTCAATGTGTAATTATGCAAAACGTTTGCATAATCTTCGTACGCTTTTTGAAATGCTAAAAAATTCATATCTTGTTTATAAAATTGTTTAAAATTTGTAACCAGTTCGTTTTATTGGTGTATTCACATAAGTTTCAATGTCTTTTGCATCCATTTCGTAATTAAAAGTTTGTGCCAATGTCATTGGATCAGAATCAAAACCGTACGGCGTAGATATTGATCTTTTACCGTATTGATCTATTAACGCCAAAATATCGTCACGCGTTTTCATTTTAGTCATTATTACTCTAACTTGTTTTTCGTCGGTTCCCGCGCCGCTCATGGCATCCGCCAAACCATCTGCAAAATCTGCATATTGTTGCGAAATATAACTATACTTATTGCCCTTGCCATCCGGTACCGGTGGAATTGGTGGAACGATTGGAATACTTTGTTTGTTAAAAATCTTTTTATACACGCGGTATAAACCAAAACTTACGCCGGCAACCATAACCGTTGTAAATAATGGATTTTTGGAAATAAATTCTTTTGTAGTATTCGCTTTCATGTTACTTTGCAAATGTTAATAAATTTTCCGGACTTGTCGGGTATCTATATTCACCGTCTTTAATCATTATTTGACCATTTTGCCGATCTACTAAATCGCCATTATTAAATACTAAATTTTTTTTAAACGTTTTAGTTTGACTCAATGGTACGTATGTTTTTTTGACCGCGTCAAATTGATGTTTAACGGCCGTAAATTCATTAATTACTTTTGCACGACCATTGTTTTTAAGATAATCAACAATTGCTTTTGACAATTTTTTTAAATTATCAATGGACGTTTGTTTGCTTTTGTTTTGTTGTATGTCGTTTGCAGCCGTTGCAATATCTTTTGTTAAACTGTCAATATAAAAATCAATATTACCGGCGTTTGGTGCGCCTTTACTTGCGTAATTTATAGGTTGCAATTTTTGTAATGCTGCTTTACTTTTATTACCAAAACCGCCTTTTGCGTCGTTTGCAGTATATTCATCTGCAATATTACGTTGCACAAAACGACGGATCATTAATTTTTGTAACGCGTCAATTTTTGCAGCGCTTGCCGGAATTACCGGCACGCCTTGCCTTTTATTTGGTTCAGGTGCAATTGGTTCCGGCGTTGGCGTTGGTTGTTGGTTTTCTTTATATTTTTTATAACCAAAATAACCTAAAACGCCAACAATTGCGGCTCCAACTATATACATTATGTTTTTATCTTTAAAGTTAGTTTTCATTATTTGACCATATTACGCAATTGTAAAATTAACATTTTAAAAAATTCCGGTTGCGTTTTGGCTAAAACCAATAATAAACGCAAATCTTCGTCAATTTGTGGGTGCAAAATTCTAAATTCAGTTAATGTATCGCCAGTTTCCACGCCGTTAATTGGATAAGATTGTTGCGCTGCCATTGTTGGCATTGCTAAACGGGTTAATACAACGTCAACAATTGTATCTAATTTTGAAATCAATGATCTATTTAACGCTTGACCTATGGTTTCCGGTTCCACGTTTCCCAATTCTTCGTCGTTATCTTCATCGTCGCTTAACATTTCGTCTAATTTTTCTTCTAAACGTTCTAATTGCGCTTTTAAGGTAGCGTTTTCCGTTGCAACTGCAACGTATTTGTCTACGTCTATCGGTTGACTATGATTATTATTGCTATGATTTGAACGTTGTGAATAATTATCACCGGCGACGGCCGGCCTTTCATAGAAGGCGACCGTTGCTTTTATTACCGGCGATAATTTTGCGTTTGGATCTTCGTTATAAGATCCAAATAATTCCAGTTTGTAGTCCTTAATATTATTAGGTTGTATAAATTCATCGCAAAAATCCGTAAAATCTGCAATTAAATCGCTTTGAGTTTCACCCTCTTTTGTGCGTTTAATGTAAATTACTTCGGCTCCTTTTGATAATTTTATTTTTCTAAAATCGTACTTACTTATGTAACGTACTATTTTTTCAATACCTATAATTTCAGCACTCATAATTTTTTAAATTGTGTTTTGTGAATAGTAAACGTTAAAGAGAAACGTTTTAGATGCATAGTTTGCAATGTTTGCGCTATCAGTTAACCAAATATAGGACTTTGCCCATACAATTACTTGACCGGCCAACATTGGAATATCTGCATAAAACGTCGTTCCATTAAAACGAAATAAAGATAACGTTGGTACTTGAATAAATTCACCACCGTCAAAATATAACGTTGTGATTGAATCTTTTAATTGCGCTAACGATTGTACGGTTGCGCCGGTATATGTTTTGGCTTGCGTTGCCACTTCGTAAACTTCTATGCCGAATATTTTGGATGTTCTCAAATTCGGTAGATCAGGAAAATAGATTTGTTGCTTTGTATTACCCGTTGGTATTGCAACTTCAACGTATTCCGCCCTTTTAATATAAAAATTGTTTGCCATATAAAATAAAATGTTTTTTGTGTTAACCTTAATAAATCGCCGTTGAATTAACAACGGCGACCGTTGGGGTTATCGAACAAATATGAATTGTTTATTTATTTAAGTTAGATGCACCAAGTGAAAGGAAACCTCTAAAAATTACATTGATTTGACAAGCGTTTGTCAATGACAACGACGTTGGCAAATTTAACGTAATGTCAATTTTTGCAGTACCGCTAAATTGTAACGTTGGGACTATGTCCACAAATCCGTCACGTTCGCCGTTAATGCTATTTTGATAAGTTGTTGACGTACCGGTTGCAAATAAATTTCCAGTTTGCGCAATCGGTGCTGAATAGCAACGAAACAAATCAAAATTTTGCAAATAAGCAACGTTGTTAACTAAAATATTCATGTAACCTTGCGTAAATAACGCGTTTGCGTTTGTAACTCCGGCGGTTGTTAATGCCGGCGACTGATAACCAAACAATTGATACGCTCCGGCGCTGGTTGCGGCACCGGCGTCAGTTAAACCACCAATAAAAATACCTATTGACGTTGCAGTAAATGCATCCGCGCGGTTAAGAAAACGATTTTCCGCTAAGGTGTTTGTGCTATCACCTTCTAAAACTGGGAACGAATATGTTGTTTTATTCGTAACTACTGATTGAATTAAACGTAGCGTTGACGGTGTTGTAACCGGCTTACGTCCTTTGCTTGCATACGCACGTTTGATTGTGGCGAATGCTTGTCTTTGTGCTAAACTCATGTTTTTTTTTAAATTAAATTTTTGTTGTATAGTTTATTTATAACTATTTTAAAATCCGTATTCGTCCATTTCGCCAATTTCGTCCATTCCGTTAATTTCGGAAATATCCATATTGCCTAATTCGTCCATACCGTTAATTTCGCTAATGTCGGATCCTGAAACAACAATTACGTCGCCTTCGTCACTTGCTTGTCCCAACGCCGTTGGTGCAACCGTCCTAATTAACTCATAACCGCCGCCAATAATCATACCTTTTGCCGCCGCGTCAAACATTGGTGACTTAACACCAATTGCACCAAAAATTGGTTTGCTAATGAAACCTAATGCAATCTGCGTCGCCGCTTTGTTGATTGGTGAACTTACAATTGAAGGAAACATTTTTCCCATAGCGTTTGCAATGAATCGTGACGCAACCGCGCCGCCAACCATTCCCAACACTTCGTTAACTGATACAGCCCCTACGTAACGTCTTGACGACGAACGTTTGCGGCGTGTAACTGTTTTTTTCATTTTTCTACGTCTTGCCATAGTCTATTTAATCAAATTTAATACTTTACAAATATATCAATTATTTTTTCAAAATATTTTTTATTTTGCCATACATGCGCGCCGGTTAAATACGCGGAACTTGCGTTTATTGTAACAACCTTACCGCCGTCTAAAAATCTAACGTCACGCCCAAATTTCGCATTGATACCAACTAAAAATATATTATTTACATTTTTACGCGCTAAATATTCAACAACGTAAACTTCAAAACTTCGCGCCCATAATTCAACAATGGATCCCCAATATCCCCACTTTGCGCCGTTTACTTCACAAAATTTTAATATACGGTTATATTGTGTGTTTGGCCTAAACGTTCCGTCCTTTTGCTTTATAAAATACATTGCAACCAACCACATGTGAAACGCTTTTTGCGCTTCGTTTAATTGATCAAAACTTAATTTTTTATCAGTTAATAATTCACAAATATAATCGGACGTAACCGATGCAATACGTTTTTTTGTTTTTAAATTAGTTGAAAAAAATTCTTTTGACTTAAAATTTGGCAAAGTATTACGACCGGTTACAAAATTTTTGGCGCCGGAAAATTTAGTTGCAATATAATGATCCATAAAATGACCGTATTCATGCGCCCAAGAACCCCACCCGCTTGTTGACATTATCCACGCTTTGCCTTGTTTATTTAATTCAAAAATAGTTTTGTTTGTGTTTAAATTTGATTTTTCAGTAAAAAAACGATCGCGCAACCTTGCAGTATCATAACCCATATTTTCCAATTGCTGCAAATATTTATCCGGCCTTTTATAACGCGGCATAGTAATAAGATCATAATTTGCAAAAAACACACCGGCCGCACCTTTTTTTCCAACGCCGCCCCAATCTAATTGCAAACGTTTTTTTCCCAAATCATTTGTTTTAAACATTGTGGATAAATCGTATAACGATACGGCTAAAATTGCCAAAAAGTTAATACGATCTTCGTTTTTTACCCATGATCCAAAACCAATACTTTTAATATTGTATTGACGCAAAAGAAATTCATCACGTCTTAAACCTTTGTAATTATCTAATAAAATACCACCAAAAATAAAATTTTTTAAACGCGTTGTAATTTTTGGCATACGGTATTGATCCCAATATTGAAATTCAACGGTACGCTCAACGGTTTCAACGTTGTTATTATATTTATCTAAACGTTTTACGCCAGTATATTCCGGCGGCCTTGTTGATTCTATTTTAGACGTTTTAGTTATCATTTACATATACTTTTTTAATTCGGTAGATTTAACCGATAGACGTGGTCTAATGCTGCGTTTATTTAACCAACGATCCGTAATAATACCTAAAAAGGGTTTACACAAATGACCGTCTCTATATTCGTAAAAATTAACGTTATAACTTTTTATTAATGAAGATCCTTCGTTTTTATTTGTTGGTTTGCGTATTGACGTAATTTTTACAACTGATCCTTTATTAGCACCTTTTACGACCTCATAAAATTTATTTGATTGAAATTTAATCACACCGTTTAAAGCATTCATATCAACATCCGCTTTTTGAATTTTTGGTTTTTTTACGCCGGACATAACGCGAATATTTACGTTATGACTTTTATTATCTTTATGTTTTGAAACTGGCGTTTTTTTTACGGCGCCAAGTTTTTTAATTGCTTTTTTAGTTTTGCCAACGGATCCAATTTCAGCACCAAACGCGTAAAATTCATCATTGTCAAAATCTTTATTAAAAATAATTAATTTTTCGCTGCCGTCTCTGCGCAAACCGTAAACCTCTTTATTGTCATTCATTTTACGATTTTTTGCTTGAATTTTAGTTAACACTTGAAAAACTTTGTGTTGCGGCAACAACTTAACCGCGTTAACCTTTGACTTTCTTTTTACCGTTGTTTTGCGTTTTGCTTTAACCGTTGGACGTTTAGACGTTGTCTTTACGGTTGTACCGCGATATTCAGCGCCGGCCTTTTTTAATGCATTTTGCCACGTCATTGACGGACTTTTTGCGCGCAATTGTTTTGCACGCGCTGCAATTTTAGCAATCAATGTCATGGCCATAATTATTTTTTCTTTAAGATTAAATACGCAACCGCCAAAACACCGGCACCAATTAACAAAGTTTGGTTGTTAATTTTTCCTTTAAGTAATTGTGGTAATAACGGAACGGGATTACCGCCTTGATTCGGGCCTAAATTGTTTGGATTTATTGGATCCGGAAAAGATTGTTGTTGAATATCAACAATAGTAGCCGGATCAACGCCGGTTGCTTGCGCAACGGCCGCCGTTACAACTTTTGTTGCATCCGCGTCCGACGTTTCGTTAATATCACTTTGACGAATAACTTTATTGTCTGAATTAACGCCGGCGTCCTTTTTAAAAATAACGTCCGTTAATTTTACGCCGGTTAAATTTTGAAATTCTTTTGACGCTTTTGTTGCACTTGCCGCAGTTTTGGCAACTTCTTGAACGTCTATTCCATTTTCTTTTAAAAATTTAGTAACCTTTAACAAAATGGGCGCCGCCGTTGCTAAACTGGCCGCAATAGTTACCGGTTCACCAACGCGCACGCCGTCACCTGAATAACCTGAATAAATTTCACGCGCCGCCGCGTTTTCTTCGTCAATACCAAAAATCCTTTTTTTACCGGCACTATCATTTATTGTTTTCAACAATTCCGTACGATCGCCGCCAAAATCGCGCCACCATGTTAAACCGTCAATTCCTTTTTTATCGGTTATCTTTTTTAAATTAGTGGCCAAACCGGTTACATTTAATGCAACCAAACCTCTAAACGCGCCACGCGGAACGGATAAAGATATTGTTTTAGCGCCTTGTGCTAATTTTTTTGCAGCCGCCGGAATATTTGCCGCCGCTTTTTTAATAGTGCTACTGCTTTGAGCCGCCGCTTTTTTAATACTTTTTTTAATTGAATCAAACGAAATTTTTCCTACTTCGTTATCAACTCCGGATAATTTGTATAAACTCATGTTATAATCTTTTTTTATTGTTGGTGTTTTTTCGGTATCAAACGACGGTAAGACCGCGTCCAATACTGTGTTTGACTTTGGTAAATAGGTATAAACGTGTTGTACATTTTGTCTATCACGATAACCGGCAAATCTATATAATGGTTTAAATCCACATTGTTGTAAAATGGTGTTGGCGAATAAAGCAAAATGTTTGCAGTCACCGTAACCGTCAGCGACAAACCGTTGTAAACTTTTGGTTGTTTGTCTTTCAGCCGGTTCAACTCGGTATTCAATTTCGTTTTTAAGAAAATTAAAAATATTACGGGCGGTTGTTCTTTCGTCGTTATCACAAAATAAATTTTTAATCTTGTTTGCTGCTAATAAATTTTCGTTGTGTTGTACCTGAATTGCTTTTACTATGTCGTTAGTATTTTGCCAACCACTAATTAACTTTGCTTTGTACGTTGGCGCCGGTAATAATTTTAATATTTGCGAACGTAAATTCATATTATCTAAAAAAAGTGTAAAGTATTTTTTTAGTTGCCTTATTAAGAATAAACCATTTATCAACAGACGTGTCGCTACTTTGAATAAATGTTAATTTAGGATTATTATATAATGCGGCCGGAAATTTACCCTCATCTAATAATACTTTATATTTCAAAATTTCTTGTAATAATAAATTATCTTCATTATTATTTTGAGTATTTTTGCTCGTGTTAGTGGTGGTGTTAGTGGTGGTGTTAGTGGTGGTGTTAGTGGTGGTGTTAGTGGTGTTATTTTCGCCTAATAATTTAACCGTTTTAGCATATTTAAACGGTACAACTAAACCTTCTGCGTTTACGTTGGCGTCAATTTCAAATTTTCCGCTTAATGCATCTTTTAATTTTCCAAAAATCAAATCGGTTATTACGGTTGCCAGTTCTAAATTCAATTTAATAGGCAAATTTATAATTCGTTCCTCGTTACTTTTTAATGTAAACTCGTTACGATAATCAATTGTTGCGGCGGCGCTACCTTTCCAAATAACGTCCCCTACAATACTTTTTATGTTTAATGGCGCGTTTGATGGATTGATCAAACGAACTTTTACAATAAACGTCCTATCTTTTCTATTAAAATCCAAACCGGTAACGTTTACATTTAACGCTTTTACCGCTTCGCCTTTTTGGAATATTGAACGACCTATTAACAACGCCGTTGCTAATATACCGCCACCGATCAACAAAGTATTTTTTGCCATTATACAAATTTATACCAAAAAAACTATTAGACAAGGTCTTATTGTTTTTTTTATTGAAAAAAAAATTTTTTTTTTTAGTTGAATTTTCGATCAAGTTACCGTATCTTCGTAGCCGCTTATGCGGCTACGAAGTACGGTACGGATCTAAAACGTACGTCGAACTTGAATAAAATTACCAACTTTGTGTATTAAATTTTCCGCATACCAAACGGGTATTAACTTTTTTTCTACATGATAACGCGTTTCACCGGTGAAAATTATTGTTTGTTGGATCAAATCTTTATAAGTTAACGCAACTTTGCCGGCAAAAATTTGATTAATAATATCCGGATCAATAAATTTTGTAGGTTTGTGAATATTGCCAACGACATCGTACACGTTGCGCGCTTCGTCAAAATCAATTGTAATATCTGAAATATTATCAGCGCTTCGCAAATAAACACTTTGCAGCGTTGAAGTGTTATCTTCGTCGCTTTTTGTTATACTTAATTCACTTTGCGCAAAACGTGACGCAAACGCGCCTAAATGTCCTAACGAAAAATTGGTACCTTTGTTTTGGTGCAAAATACCCATAACCGCAACGTTATGTTTATCACAAATCTTTTTTATAAATGTTATTGCTGCTTTTGATTCGCGCACGTCGTTAATGTCGTTAACTAAATCTAATAACCCGTCAATTGCTATTAAACCGATACGCGGATTGTTAATTAATATTTGATCTATAAGAGCGCAAATATCCGCAACGTCACCGGCGCGCGCGGTATAAACTGAAAAGTTAGGAATGTCGCGCAATGGACGCCGTACAATGGCGGCGAATCTTTTTAAACTTTGGAATAAATCATAATAACTTTGCTCAGTATCAATCAAACAAATTTCCGGTTGTTGATCGGTTAACGTAACCCGAATACTCCAAACGCTATCTTTTAAAATTCCGGCCGCTAAAAATGCATGCAAAAAAGTTGTTTTCCGCGCTTTTGGTTTGCCAGTTATAACTAATAAACTACCGTATGTTAATATTGTTTTGTCTTGAATTGTGATGCAAACTTGTTGCGTTACGTTATCATTTGTAAGATCAATCCGAAATTTATCCGGATCTAAAATTACCGGCGCCGGAATAATGGGCGCATTTTTTGCGTTTGGTTTTTTTGGTATTAACATAAAATAAAAAAAACGCGCGGAATTTAACCGCGCGTTAACCTAAAAAAAAAATTAATAATCTGAAATTTTTCCCCACAAAACCGTCGACCAACTTAATCCATTTGCTTTAATATATAATTTTGCAACTTCTAATTGATCTTTATAATATTTAACATTGTGGCCGTCGGGATGGTTAACAACGTAATTTATAACGGTTGTATCATATTCAATAACTTTGTCGCTCATGGCTTTTAAAACTGCAAAACGTTCAAGAAAAATTTTTTTTGCATATTCGCTTTCTAATTGCGCCGATTCAATTTCTAAATCGTTTAACAAATTTTCAAATTTTTCTAAAACGTCTGATAATTCATTGCGCTTTTGTCCTAAATTATAACCGCTTGCGTTCATAAATCAGTAATTAAAATTGAACTTGTTTTGTTTTGATCAATTTCTTTAACAACCGTCATGTGAGTAACGTTGTTTAAAAGACAAATATGCTCAATTATAACTTCACTACCGGCCGTTATTGATACAATCCAAATTGCCGGTATGCCGCCAAAATTAATCAATCCTTTTAATTCACCATTTAATTGATCGTTTGCAATTGTGCGTACTTTAACGTGACGCCCAATTGGAATAAAAAAAGTATTTTCCATAATTAAGAAAATTTAAGTTCACCCATAACGGCCAGTTGAAACAATACATCGGCGTCGCCGGCGTCGTGATCTTCGCGTAAAATATTACCCCAAATATCCGGAAAATTTTGTTGACATAATTCGCAACCTTTTTTAAATCCTTCAAATGTTAATACGCCTAAACGTTCGTTACAATTATCTAAATCGTAAACATTCATTTCAAAACCTTCAACGTTTAATAACGCGTTTGAAATACGAATAGATAAAGGGTTGTGATGTTCGCGAATGGGATCTTCATTTTGCGCAATTGCTTTGTCATAACGTTTTGCAACTTCAAACCAATGTTCGTCGCATTTAATCCAATACCAATAATTTGAGCCACCTTCAAGGGCGGTTACAATCGTGTGTTCAACTAATTGCGCACCGGCAACTAATGTTGAAATTTTAAAGTTTTTTTCCATTTGTTCGATAAATGTATTGCAACACTACAAACAAAAGTTTAACAATGCAAACAAAATTTAAAAAAAAAAAATAACGTCCAAAAAAAAAGACGCCTAAATAAGGACGCCGTTTTTACAAAAAATTAAACAATTATCAGACAAGGTCTAACAAGCGTTTAAAACAAAGTTTTTAATTT